TACGATTGTGATTAGAATCCCTTATGGTTATACGACCTTGTATTGCAATACACCAGACACAACTGCTTTTCATAGATGTATTTTAAGATTACTTGCTAAATAAGGAAATGTGATGCCGGCAGTGAGTGAAAAACAAAGAATAGCAGCAGCTATTGCAAAACACCAACCAGAGAAGTTATATAAAAGAAATCGCGGTCTGCTAAAAATGTCTAAAGAGGATTTAAGTGATTATGCCCGAAGGCACAGAAAAAGGAAAGGTAAATAATGGATAAATGGGATAGAAAAACAGATTTTGGTTGCAATTCTTGTATGTTTTATGTTCCTAAAATAGAACATGCAGAAGGTGACAGTGAAGGTCGCTGCCGGAGAAGTGCTCCAACCATGAAAGGTTATCCTGTAGTTTTTGGTATTGATTGGTGTGGTGAACACAAAAGAGATTCAAATCCGGTTAGAGATAAATAATGTCGGAAAAAAGCGAGCACGGTAAGAAGGTAGCAGTCGGTAAATTGCTCTCGAAATTTATTAAAGAGATTCTTAGTGAGACTCACGATGATCCTCTGATAAAAGCTAAGGGCGAAGAAGCCGTGATGGTAACTAAAGCTGAGGCTATTGCAAGACATGTAGTAAAATCGGCTCTCGGTTACACCGAAGAAGAAGACGTGTTTGTAAAAGGAGTAAAGACTGGTGTCAGGGATGTTTATCATAAACCTGATAAAAGTTTTATACATTTGGTATGGGATCGGATGGAAGGTAGAGTGGGTCAGGCAGATGCTAAGAGTGGTAGCGATAAGGCATCGTTAGCGGATAAAGTATCTGAGCAAGGCAAGAAACGTCTGGGCCAGATAGCGAAAAGCTCTGTGACAAGTAAATAATGATTGATATAACTGAAAAACTTAAACCGGAATTGTCAACTCCTTTTCCGAATGTGCCTGAGTTCTATAAATGCACCAGAACCGGGTTGTTACTTCCGAAGAGAGAGTTAGCCAATATCAAGTATCGAGAAGATGTTCTACGTGATGCTGAATATGATAAGGGTTTCCAGAATGATCTGATGGCGGCAAGTGCAGAGTCACTCCTATTCTGGATTAATACATTTGTTTGGACATTTCATCAGTTCGATGTACGCGGTGATACTGGGGAGCGGTATGAAGCTGAAGCAGTTCATTGTCCGTTTATCACTTGGGAGATTCAGGATGTCTTATTTGAGAGGTTAATCTGGCATCTTAAAAATGCTAAAGACATCTTGATTAATAAATCGCGTGACATGGGTGCTTCGTGGATGTGTACAATTTTCATGCACTGGTTGTGGTTGTTTCGACCTGATGCACCACAACTTCTTGAATTGTCACGTACTGAACCGTATGTAGATCAAGCCGGTAACATGAAGGCATTGTTTCAGAAACATGATTATATCAATACGTGGCTGCCTGAATGGATGTTACCGCCGATGGTCGGCATAGGACAGAAATATCGTACCAAGATGCACTTATTTAATGTGTTGACTGGTGGTTGTATCGATGGGGAGTCAACGACCGAGCATGCAGCATCAGGCGATAGACGCTTAATTGCATTATTGGATGAGTTTTCTAAAGTGAAACATGGCAGATTGATGCGTTCAGCAACACGAGATGCTGCCCTGATGCGTATTGTGAATAGTACAGTAAGCGGTCCCGGTACTGAATATTCCAAATGGAAGAATGACGGAACGATCATGGTGTTTCCGCTTATGTGGTATGATCATCCCCAAAAAGGCGAGGGAAGACACGTTGTTCAAGACTCAGTGACAAATGCTTACAAAATTAGATCACCTTGGTATGACGCAGAATCAAAAGTTAGGTCGCCACAGGAAATGGCGAGGGAAATCGATGCCAATGATCTTGAAGCCGGTTCAACATTCTTTACTGTTACGAATATTGAGAAACACATAGCGATATTTGGTCGTTCACCTAAGACACAATGGGATGTAGATTTGGCAAGGGGGGTAGCTAATGACAGCATTCCGATGATTCTGAAGAAAAAAGATCAGAAGAAAATAGTATGCAAGAGGGCGGTTAATGGCAAACTCAAGATCTGGGTTAATCTGATAAACGGTAGGTTGGATCAGAATTTTGATTATGTCATTGGTTTTGATTTGTCTAAAGGGCAAGGAGCATCTAATTCAGTAGGATCAGTCAAGTGTCGACAAACTGGTGAGAAAGTTGCTGAATGGGCCGATGCTAACACACCACCGTATGAGATGGCACGCATCGCTATGGCTCTTGCATTATGGATCGGTGGTCGAAAGAAACTCCCGTTCTTAAAATGGGAAATGAATGGTGATCCCGGTTTTGATTTTGGTAGATTGGTTGTTAAACAGTTTCATTATCCGTACTATTACCGCGATATTAAAGTTGGTAATATTAGGGATAAGAAAACTAAAAAATATGGTTGGCACAACAATGCGAAATCTAAGGGTGAGTTGCTTAATGCGTATGATAGAGCATTGGCCCATGGTGGTTATATCAATCATTCTATACCAGCACTCGAAGAGGCCAAGACATATATTTACAATGATGATGGAAGTATTGGCCCTGCGTGCCTGGTTGAAGAGAGCAGTGCTGCTAAAAAGACACATGGTGATAGAACAATGGCAGACGCATTGACAATAGAGGATAAGTATTATAAAATGAGAAGTAGACAAGAGACATCAGAAGCACGGAATGATATGCGAACAGTAGCAGGACGCAAAGCGGCATTGAAGCAGAAACGTGCCAAACCGACAGGATGGCGAACAGGTTTTGATTTTAGGAAGTAAGTCATGGGAATGCCAAGAACGAATATAAAGAATCAAAAATTTGGCAGATTAGTGGCTTTATGTGATGCTGGATATAAAAATCGGGAACGTTTGTGGAAGTGTTTGTGTGAATGTGGACGATTTACTACTGTAATGGCATCACAATTAAAAGCTGGAAGAGTTAAAAGTTGTGGATGTTTACGAAGTGAACAAGCCAGTAAACGAGCTAAACGAGATATAGCAGGAGCTAATAAATTATCTGTCGGAGAAGCTAATTTAACTCATGTAATCAGAGGTTATAAGAATGGAGCGAAAAAGAGGGATCTTGAATTTTCTTTAACCAGAAAACAATTTAAGAGATTAACTCAACAGAAATGTTTTTACTGCGGAGCTAAACCACATAATATGTGTTATCATAAACAATCTAATGGTGAGTTTATTTATAATGGAATTGATCGTATAGATAATACTAAAGGATACATAATTGATAATTGTGTCACTTGCTGTTACATATGTAATCAGTGGAAAAGAGCATATACTCAACAAGAATTTTTGATGCGAATTAAACTTATCTATGAAAATTTGTTAAGGAAGTAAAATGCCAGAATATTTTACGCCTACCAAGTTTGCATTGGCTGTGAAACAGGGATTTGAACGTAACAAACGTCACCGCAGAGCCAGAGCGATGTTTATCAAGGAATACGTAGGTCGATATTACGCAAGCGAGTTCGGCCTAACCGGGGATGAACCTATCAACCTGATATTCAATACAATTAGGGCTACGGTCCCGAATCTTGTAATGAAATATGGCGTAAACAAAGTAGCAACTGAAATAACTGAATATCGTCAGTACGCGTATCTACTTGGACTTGCACTTGATAAACTCGACAAGACCACGAAACTTAAAGACACATTGCGAGCGGGAATAGTTGATGCGTTCTTTATGATGGGTATTTTCAAAACTGGGTTGGCTGACGGTGGTAAAATGTTGAACTTCGGTGACATTCTAATCGATGAAGGTCAAGTGTACACAGATCTCGTTGATTTCGATGATTTCACTGCTGACCCCTCTTGCAAAGATTATCGCAAGGCGGCATTTCTCGGTGACAGGAATCGAATCCCGCGACAGATTTTGTTAGACGATGATGAATTTGATCACGATCTCGTATTGAAGATACCGAAGTCAACTCACCCTAATGCCAAGGATAAAATCGAATCACTCACTCGAAGAAATATGAGTGATAGTGAAATGTATGAACTTCAGGATTTCATAGATGTTGTGGAAGTTTTCGTACCGGGTGCTAATGCTCTAATCACTATACCTGATCCATCTCAAAAAATCTTCAGCGAATATCTCGCTGCACGCGAATACTATGGTCCGAAAGCTGGACCCTATACTATATTAGCTTTGACACAACCTGTGCCGGGTAATCCATTCCCAGTAGCTCCGGTTGGTATTCATTATGATCTGCATAGAATGGCTAACAAGATGATGGTCAAAACTATGGAGCAAGCTGATCGTGAAAAGAGTATTGCTGTTGCAGATCCATCAGGTGCAGACGAGGCCGAAGATATAAGAA